CACTAGCATGCGCATCTTCAACAAGATCAGGCACGCAAATCGTCTTAGGAATAACCGCTTTAGCATCTTTAAGAGCATAATAGGTAGAAGTATGCCAGCTATCGGCAAGAGCCGCTTCTAGCTCCGCATCATCGGTAACAATGTTAGTATCAAACTTACTACCGTGAATTTCATGCGGACCCGGATGCTTATAAAGCATGTAAGGAAAATCTACCATTCTATTTACTCCTAAAAGGTTGCCGGTAGGTGCTGAAAAACAGCCTCCTACCGGCTTAAGCCTAACGTAGTACCATTACGTCTGGCTAAACAACTCTATACCAGTCATTTCTGGCTGCTTATTGCAGACGCCAAAAAAGGTATCAAGACGGTATTTAGTTTTAAGGGTGTTAATGTCATACTGCTTAGACATAACAACCTCAATACCCTGTTCCGTAGTCGATCGCATAATCGCAGCGCCAGCATCGGAAGGCATTGCAAAGCGCCCCGGAAGGATTTCAAGCGCGTCGCGCTGCCAGAATGGGTTAGCCGTTCCCGTGACCGTATTCAGGAAGGTAATAGCCGCATTCGTGGCCGGGGTAGCAGACACGTTCTGATACTCCAATTCCGCTGCCGTACCGCCGCCGCCCGAAATAATAGGAGGCGAGATAGTGACAACGCCAGAGCCGCCTGCGCCAGAAACAATCTGGATAATACGGAAAGTTTTAAGCTGACCGGTATCCTGCTTAGTAATGTGATGCACGGCATTAACGCCGGCAAACGTAAAGCAGTCACCAGCCTTAACCGTGCCAGAACCAACCGTAATGGTAATGTTCTGATAACGGTTATCAACGTTGCTAACTTCGCCAGTAGTCGCAACCGAAGTCGCTTTAGGCGTATAGTAAGCATTTGCCTGATTAAGCGTGCAAGACACGCCAAGCGCAGCAGTCAGGCGGTAGCCATAATCCAGCTTGAAAACGTCGAAGCTGGCAACCTCGCCAACGTAAGCCTTTTCATAAGCCGTCTGCACTTTACCTTGCACAGTACCGCGCGCCGCAAGGTTAGCGGCCATGCCATTATAGTCTCGCGTAGAGAATGCAGCGGCGCGTTCCATACCGGGAATGCCCTGCTCATTCATAATAGCTTCAATGGCGGCAATGTCGTCAAAGCCAGTGGCCGCAGTAGTGCGCTTAATAACAAGCGTACCCTGAAGGCCAGCAAGGTTGACAACGGCAACGTTAATATCAGAAGCAAGCTTCTGCCTAGCCGCCATGCCTAAACGATCTTCCTGAAGCGCATCGCGCAATTCAAGCGCCGTCATAATCCACGGAACGGACTTAACAAATCCCAAAGTTGCCGGAACGGCAAGCTGCGTATATCCGGTAAAGTTTGAAGTCTGATCTGTGCCATCATATGAGACGGCGATGTAAGGCTGCGGACGCCAGATAACGTTGCTGGTACGTTCCATTTCAACGATATCGGTCCTATAAACCGACACATTGCGCGAAAGAACTAGCTGATCTTCAAAGCCTTCAAGAATGCTTTCAAAGGCGACGATTTCTTCCTTGCTGAAAGAGTTTGCCATGTTAATAGCTCATAAGGTAAAAGGGTTTATTTACCCCTCGCCTTTAGCTGCCTTTTGTATTCAGAAACCTTAGAGTAGTTTCCAGTTTTGGCCGCATCAGCACGAAGGCGCTCAAGTTGTGGATCGACCTTGCCTGAAAGTGGGGCGCTACCTGTAGCGACTTTTCTTTCCGGCGCGGGAGCTTTCTTGGTCACTTTCAAATCCTTTTCAAGGTTTGCGACCGCGAAAGCAAACTTAATCGGGTCCGTTATGCTGGCAAGCTCTTTAGCTTTCTTTGGGTTCTTACCCAAAGCATAGACGACAAGCGCGGGCTTTGAGGCCACTCGCACAATTATGCCCTGTTGCACAACCGAAAGAGTGTCCTTAACTACACCTTCCGCATCGTCAAAGTCCTTAACTTGTAGGACTTTCTTAGCAGCAACATAAGTGTCTAACTGTGACTTCCACTCGGTTTCGACTTTGTTTGTTTCTTCAGCTTTTTTAGCTTCTATGCGAGCAATTTCTGCCTTGCGCGCGGTCCAAGCCTCTACTTCAGTTACAAACTTAGTTTCATCATATTCGCAACTTTCAAGGGTAGGTTTAGCTCCTAGTTCAATAGCTTTCGGCTGTTGAGTTTGGTTTGCAACCTGTTCCTCTAACTCGCGGTTACGTCGAATGAGTTCACGATTAGCTTTGCGAGTATCTTTAACCCATTGCGGGGTTATCTCGTCATCTTCCTCGGGCGGCGCATCCCCGTCAATTGAAACTGTGACTTCGCCTTCGGGTTCATCTTCGGTTTCTTGACTTTCGCCTTCAACCTCAGTTTCGCCTTCAGCTTCCTTAACTTCAGCTTCTACTTTACCAGTTTCAGCTTTATCTTCAGGAATGCCACTAGTCCAACCGTCTGCCTTTGTTGCCATGTAACTAGACCCTTAGCGTCTCAGCTATTAAAGGTTAGCCGGCAACCTGTTACCCACACTAGAACACGCGATTATTGATTTGGCAAGGGGGTTTGCGGCGTCGGTAACGGTTGCGCCGCTTTATTTTCCAATGCCTCAATTACCTTCAGCGTTTGATCGACTTTACCACCATGAATGTCAGACGCGGTTTTTGCGGCTTCAGCGTGCGTTTTAACAACGTCAGCATTTGTTTGCAGCGTTTTCGCCAAGTTAAGCACAGTAGCCGACTGTTTAAGTTTAGCATCGGCTTCCGCTTGAACGGCTGAAGCTTGCAAGAATTGATCTTGCGCCGAAGGCGGTTGCTGCGCGGCGGCTTGTTGCTCTTGCTGCAATTCTGCCGCTTCCTCTTTAGTAGGATCGACAACACCCATTTGCACAAGCTTTTTACGGAAGTAATCTCGCACTTCCTCCACGCCTTCGCCTTCCATATTCATCATTATCATAGAGATAATAACCTGAAGCGTCTGAGGGTCTTGTATCATTGGCAACAAGGCCATAAGCGAACGCACAACAGCGGCGCGCTTACTAGCTGAAGTCGGCCCCGGTGTTGCGATAACTTCAAAATCAGCCTCAGTAAGGCTGTTTAATTGTGTGGGCATACCTTTATCGTCTAGGCCCATTTGATTTAAGGTAACACTTGAACGCTCGCCACCTTCATTTATTGTAGGAAGCTTGCGGCCATCTTCAATATATATTTCCTTAGCCATAGAAAGCCAAACTTCGCCGCAGCGCTTAATGGCTTTAGACATATTAGAAATATAGATGAAAGTCTGCATATCAAGCTTGTTTTGTACAAGCTCGACTGCAATTCCGCTAATATTATTTTGGAGTTGTTCGCCAGCCTCTTGATTACCAAGCAAATCTTTTATATCTTCCTCAGTTATTTGGAGCAATGCAGCCATAGCCGGAGGAATTTGCGGCACTTTAGTATAAGCTTGCGGCCCGAAAGCCATAGGGTTTCCGTCTGCGCCTATGATAGCATTCAAAAGCAAATAAGGATTATTTTTAATGTTATCTTCGGACCACATAACAGCATGGCCGGCCATTTGTTCCGGTGTAACAATAGGCTTTTCAACAGTTGAAAGCGAACTTATCTCCGCAAGTTTAGAAAGCTGCATATTTTTAAGACGTTGTGCATCCTTTGCGAGGCGAACATGCCCCATAGCGCGCTCAATATTATCAACAAACCAACGCTTACCAAAGTTAGGAATAATCGGAATGTTTTTGCCGGCAATATAGCCGCAATCTTCCAAGATAGCATTACCGCACATAATATACTTATGTATCTTGCGTACTGTCTTTTTCTTCTCACTCGTTTTAGTGAAGCCAGTAGCTTTTAGCTCGTCTGAAATATCATTATCAGGATCGTCATAATCTTCCTTTTCAATGTATCGCGGGTCAACCCCATCGCCTTTATGCTCAAACTTATAAATAGTTATTTTAGTTCGTTCAACCTCGTAATATTCAGCCGTGTATATTTTGGCTGTAGTAGTCCAATCAAAAGCTTGCGTTTCGTTGTTCTTAGGCCAAGTAGCCGGATCATAGTCAGGCCATTCATCAACGAAATCATCGTAAGTATGCGAAGTAAGAACCCAACACTTTTTAGCGTCGGACTTATCTTGCCGCTTAGCGTCTAAGTTAAAGTAAACGCAAGTATCCGCGTCAAAAATAGGCTCAAAGTAAATCTTTTGCGGACCATCATCGTCATCTTCATCTTCATCAACATAATCATGCCGCAGACGCCATGCACCTATACCACCTGAAGCGCCTTCCTCAAAGCCATTATCATAAGCTTCATCGGCACAACTTGATTGCTCATCGGCTCTATAAAGCCCATTGCAAATATCCGAAAGTGTTCCTTTAGGTGCGCCATCTTTAGGAATGAAGTTAACCGAAATCTTATTATTGCGATATTCGTTGATAATACGAATAAGAGCTAGAGCAATCTTGTTAACTTCTAGCTTAGGTTTATTCTCAAACTGAAGCGAAAGCAAACCTTCCCATTGCGCGCCAGCAATAGACACAAAGCGCCTATCTTCAATACACTGGCGTCGCTCATCGCGAGAAGCGGCTTGAATGCGCGTAAACTCGCGAAGCGAACGATCTAATACGTCGCTCATTGCAGCGGCGTCACGATCCTCTTTAGACATTTTTGTATCGTCAGCCATTGCGCTTATTCCAATGATTAACTACAGGAATTATTTCTAACTTTGTATTTTTTGGTTTATTCATTGTAGGGAATAACGCATTTATTGCCCACACTAGGGCGTCGGCATGGTTAGGCGAATGTGGGCCAACATAACCCGCCGTTGTAAATCCTGCAAGCTCATCTTCCAAATCGCGGAAATATCCTACATGCCTCACTCTGCCTTCTTCATACAGCGCTGAAATAGGCTCCGCTCTAACAGCTTTGCCCCGCGAGGCTGTAACCGCAAGGAATGGAGTTTTAGGGCGCGCAATTTGGATTGTCTGCCGAACCATTGCGCCGCCAAAGTTCATTTCAGCGACTACAATATCAGCCTCTAGCCTATCATAGGTTTGCGCCACAACACGGCCCCATACACCCGGCCCTGCCTTCAGCGTGTTATCCTCTAGGACGTAACAGCGGCCATCAACGCCTAATCCTACCGCGACAATGCCTATATCATCATTGTTTTTATTCTCGTCATCATCCGCGCCGCTAGGATCAACACCTATTGCAATGCGAACCATGTCAGGAACTTCATTGCGGTCTATAACTCGCCATTTGTCAATTGTTTCATCAACAAACAAGGCGTTAGCTACAGCGTCGGCAAACTCGCCTTCTAGGAAGCGTTTGCGCAACCTAGCCGACAATCCTTTGAGTGTATCTAAATAATCGTCAGTTTGATTAGCCTTATTATCTTCTGGATTTATCTTAAATGAAATATAGTCATCCGGCCTAGATTTACCGAGTTTAGTCTCAGGGTCAAGCTTTTTAATGAATAACAAATAAGTCCAATGGGCTTTGTTAGGAGGATTGCAATCGAAATAAACGCGCGGCTTTAGTAATTCTGGCGATTTACCTTCAATGTTCTTAAACACTCGCTGCGCTAGGCGAGTTATAACCATTCCTACGGCTTGCCAAGTAAGCTGACTGCATTCGTTCAAATAAATAGTTACATACTCATTACCAAGTATCTTTTCCGATCTTTCTTTATCATCTAGCCCGCCAAACCATATTTCAGAGCCGTTAGGTAGCGTTGCGTACCAATCAACTTTATCAATTTTGTATTCAACATTAGGAAAAGCTTTGCGCATTACTGTGGGGAAAGTATCTTTAATAATAGATGCTTTAATATGATTGAAACGAAAGCGCAAGATACAATGACGGGAAAATGGTGCAAGCAATGCTCGCATAACTATGTTACGCACTAGCAGAAATGTCTTGCCAGAACGGGAGCCGCCGAACAACATGCAATAGGTAGCGTCAGAAGCTAATAAAAGCTGCGCTTCAACTTGTTTTTCGGTTAATTGCATCATAATGATTGGTCTATATCAGAAGCAACAATTTGAATGGGCTGACCCTTACCTTTCTGCGGCGGATCATTATTAACGTACTTCATTGTCTTAGCATAAAGTTCCATAAACTTGTGTTTATCTTGCTTGGTCCTGCATTCCTTAGCGTCAGTCAATAACATTTGCGCAAATTCAGCGTGTGACGGAAGGAAATGCTCTAAGCCAAACTCGTCTAAGAGCGCTTTGCGCTTTGACAGGCAATATTCGTCTTTGGGCCATTCGGTTGACGCCTGAAGCGCCCGGCCTATCTCGGCGGGGAAAACCGCCCTAGCCGCTTCAAAAGGATCATTATTCCGCAGCCAAAGGCTTACGAATTGATCCTTTTGCAATTCAACTGGCGAGGGTCCGGTTTGCCACATACTGCATAAGGTATATCAAGCAATGATTTGACACAAGCTAGGAGTTTGGAGTGCCTACACTAGCGCCGTCGCGCCATTTGCGTATCGCATCAACCTTCGCAGAGCATTCGCCTAGAGCCGCACGGGTTTCTGTCAGTTGCGAGACAACCTGACCGGCCGTTGCAACGTCGCGGTATGGATTGCGGCAGGGAATAACCAAAGCGGCAGGCGGCAATTGGACAATCAATTCCGGCTTACTTAGCACGCTTGGACTTGTTGAGCAACTTGCGCAAGGAATTAGGCACATTAAGAGCATTAAAGTCTTTGACTTTAGCATCGGTTCGGCCTAAATCTTCAATTAATTGGGCTTGATTTGTATTTGTTTCTCGCATGTCGTCTAATTGCTTAGTCAAATAAGCGGTTGCTAAATCCGCTCGCATACTTTCAGCTTTTTGCCGTATGATTGTAGCCTCTTGCTCTTTATTCGTGTCAATTGCAGTTTTTAGTTGCAACTCGACTGCAACTCTAGCATCATACGACTTAATAAATTCCATTCTATACCATAATAGCCCTACTAAAAGTATAGCTATTATAGCATAAGGTATAAGTTTAATATAAGCTAACAATTATATTCTACCCATTACAACTAGAACTAGCACAACTAGAAGGATCAAGCCAATTCCACCGCCGCCATAATAGCCAGTACCGTAGAAAGGGCCGCCGCCAAGGCCACTAAATCCGCCGCAAAGAATGATAACTAGGATGATTAGTAGAATTGTTCCTATTGACATTTTAGTTTCCTATCTGTCTTGCCTTAATAGCATCATCATAATTACGTCTTGACTTAATTCTATCCATTGCGACATTAACAGCGGAAGTTAGATGTTCTGTTGCTTCCTTATTTCGATCAACAGCTTCCTTGATTGTTGGCAAAGGACTATCGCAGCAATCGCACGGCTTTGTGCTAAATAAAGTATGAAATATATGGTGAAATACGTTCATTCGGTTAGTCCTTTGCGCGCTCGAATTAGATCAGACAAGCTACCTAAAGCATCCGTGTTAGCTTCTACTGCTTTAACCGTTTCTCCGCGTTCTGTTATCCTCGCATTCTGACTATCAACAAACTTATTAAATAAGTTAAATACCGCAAAACCTAAAGCTATAATAATTATACCGGGCAAACCTAGACCTAACAGCGTCGTAATGACGGCCTTTACGCCTTCGTCCATAGCCGCCCCTCATTCCAATATTATTCCGCCAAATCGCCCTTAATCTCTTTCCAATTACTCAACTCAATATGCGGATAATCTTTAATTGAATGCCAATCGCCACCCCAATCGCACTTAACTCCTACTCCAATACCCGCGCGCTGAATATGCCGAGCAATGGTTTCAAACTTTGCCGTGTCATTCCACATATCGTTAGTAAATGGATACGGAATAAAGTCGATTGCTAACGCCGGATCAAAGTTATGTGGCGACTG